TAAACAAACTGGCGGCGAACCATTAAGCGCACAAGAGTTAGCCGATCTTGCCGCATCGTTTAACGCAGCGCGCGCAACAAATCAAACGGCCGCACTTAATGAGTTTCTATCTTACGAACCGACAACAATGAGCCCAGACAAAATGCTTCTCATTGAATCAGCAAACTACAGCGCCCTTGAAGCCGCTCGCCTGTGCAATGTCCCACCGTATCTTGTAGGCGTATCGACTGGATCGTATTCCTATCAGTCATCCCAACAAGCCCGCGCCGACTTGTATATCTTCGGACTCAAAATGTACGCCGAAGCAATTGCGGCCGCGCTTTCCATGGACTCCGTTCTTCCACGCGGAACCTACGTCGAGTTTGACGCAGAGTCCTATCTGGAAGAGAACTATATGGCCGACAAAGCAGACGAACCCACCTACCAAGAAAACACTCAAGAAGGATTAGCCAACCGATGATCAAACTAATTGCAGGAGACTTCACGCTTGACGCCGCCGCAGGCGACGCACCACGCAGAACGATCTCAGGAATTGCCGCACCCTACAACGTGGACGCAACCGTCTCCGACGGAACCACCGTTCGTATTCTCCCGGGCGCCCTACCAACCGAAGGCAAAGCACCACGGCTCTTCATGTACCACGACGCCAGCCAACCCGTCGGCGTTGTCACCGAGCGAGTAGACACCCCAGAAGGCATGCTTTTTACTGCCAAGATCAGCGCCACTTCTCTCGGAAATGATGCGCTTATTATGGCCAGCGATGGCACCATTGACCAAGTTTCGGTCGGTATAAACCCCACCAAGTTCTCTTATTCGGACGATGGAACAATGATCATCGAAGAAGCTTCTTGGACGGAATTGTCATTAGTCCCCATAGGCGCATTCGGAGACGCAGCGCAGATCACAAAAGTCGCGGCCAGTATCCACCAGCCCGAAGAAGAAATAAGCAATAATGAAGAACAAGAACCTCAACAGGAGAACCCAATGTCTGAATCAGTAGAAACACCAGTAGTCGAAGCAACCATTCCAACCGCAGCAATTCCAGCGCAGCCAAAGCGCGAGTTTAAGTTGCCAAGCGCAGGCGACTTTATGGCCGCTTATCACATCGGCGGAGACACGTTCAAGAACATGAACAAAGCAGTCGCCGAATACAGCGCATCACAGCGCACCGCATTACAAGCGGCAGCAGGCGATGTGCTTACTACTGACACACCCGGCTTGCTCCCAGTCCCCGTGCTCTTGCCGCTCGTGCAGGATCTAAATTTCGTGAGGCCTACCGTGGAAGCACTTGGCGCTCGCGCGTATCCAGACGGCGGAGCATCAAAGACTTTCATTCGTCCAACGATCACCACGCACACAAGCGTCGCTACACAGTCAAGCGAACTCACCGCAGCATCGGCTACAACAATGGTCATTGCCTCGAACTCGGTTAGCAAGACAACCTTGGCCGGACAAGTTACCCTCTCAATTCAGGACATCGACTTCACGTCTGGTCCAGCGATGCAATTGATCCTCAATGACTTGATGGGCGAGTACATGATCGCCTCCGACAACTTGGCAGCAGACAACTTGCTTGCAGCAGCCAACTCGTCGGGCGTCTGGGACGGAACTCCAGAAGACTTGTTGAAGTCTGTTTACGACGCAGCAAACGACGTGTCAGCAAACCGTAACTGGATGCCGACCCACATGTTCGTCTCTGTTGACGTATGGGCTCAACTCGGTCAACTTGTTGACTCCAGCAAGCGTCCGCTGTTCCCATTCATCGGAGCAGGCCTCACCGGTCAGAACGCACTTGGAGCATCAAGCGCAGGATCTTGGAACGGAACCCCAATGGGCTTGCAACTTGTAGTTGACAGCAACTTCGCTGCAAAGACCATGATCATTACCCGAGTCGGCCAAGGTCAAGGCGACGCGTTTGAGTTCTACGAATCCATTCGTGGCTTGATGAGCGTTGAAGTGCCGTCAACTTTGGGACGCACAATGTCCTTCCACGGTTACGTCTCAACCTTCGCCGCAATTGGTGGAATGATCCGCAAGATCACTCAGGCCTAGTCGAGAGCGGAGCATCCGCTCATGGCTGTTTACAGCGTCACCAACAAATACCTCATAGACGACTTTGCCGTCCTTCAACTCCTCACCCCGACGGAGTTGGAGGTCGGACAGTCAATCACAGTTGCAGGCGTAGACGCCACGTTTAACGGCACCTACACAATCCGCGCCCTTCCGCAATATCTGTACGAAGGCGTAGATTCCGAAGGCGACTTGCTCTACGACGTCAACGTACCAATCGCCAACCAAGTCCTATACGCAAAGACGGCCGCCGATGTAGATCGCACCGCCGCGTCTGGAACCCTGACATCGACTCCAACTTGCTCTTGGATCACGGCCACGGACATCGAAGACTGGTTGGGCATAGGAACCGCAACCGCAGCCGACGCCACGTTCCTCACAATATGCGCCTCTAGTGCTTCCCAGTTCTGCTGGCGCCGACGAATGGAAGCCGGCTATGTCGACTCCCTGACGACTGTCCCTTCGCAGGATGTCAAACTTGGGACGATCATGTACGGCGGAGCGTTGTACCGTCAACGCGGATCCATGGATTCCTTTGCATCCTTTCAGTCCATGGGCACCGCTCCCGTCATGGGCCTCAATGGAATGATCCGCCAGTTGTTAGGCATTGACCGTCCGCAGGTGGCCTAGTGCCAGTCCCGACCTACACCGACTTATTCAATGAGGGCTACGACGACCTAGTCGCCAAACTCCAAACCGTTGTCGGGCTCCAAGTTGTAAACGATCCACGCAACATCGTCCCTCCGTGCGTGTTCGTCAACATAGACTCGATCGACGGCTACAACTACAACATCGCCAAACTCACCTTCACACTCCAGATCGTGACGCTAGGCCCCGGCAACCTAGACGCCCAAAAGTCGCTCCTCAACATGCTCGCTCAGGTGTACGCGCTCAACATTGGCGTCATCTCAGGCCGCCCCACAAACGTCGACATCGGCGGATCCGTCTTGCCGGCATACGAACTCACCGTCGCAACCGAAGTCCAAACGGCGTAATCCACACCTAGCGCCCGAATCTATGTCAAACTAAATCCACAACTCAAGGAGCAATCATGGCAACCTCAACTATCCTCTCAAATCCAACAGTCACATTGGGATCCACGGCACTCACCGGGTGGTGTACATCTGCCACATTGACTCGCACCGTTACGGCTCTAAATGACACCGTTTTCGGCGATACAGCAAACACTTTCACGGCTGGCCTCGAAGACAACGAATGCACGCTAACTCTTTTTCTTTCATACGCAGCCAGCGCCACTTACGCAACACTCGCACCATTGGTCGGCACAAAAACAACCGTCATCGTCAAACCAACTTCGGCAGTCGACTCGGCAACAAACCCCGGCTTCACGTTGACAAACTGCTACCTCGAATCGTTGCCAGTCATCTCGGCTTCGCTCGGCGAATTGCAATCGATCGATATAACGCTAATGGGTGGCGTTTACTCAGCCGATACAACCAACCCATAATCACGGCCGTCCTCGGCCCGACACAAGGAGAACCATGAAGATCAAACTCAGCCTCACGCGCGGAGAAGTCAAAGAACAACTATCCACAAACCTCTTCGTCATTGCCGAATGGGAACGCCTAGAGAATCGTCGAGTGTCAGACGGACGCGGCATCGGTGCATCCGATCTGGCGTGTTGGGTACACACGTTGCTCGTCATTAAGGGCGAGAAGCTTCCAGCGACTTGGCGCGAATGGTTGAAAGAAAACCCAGACGTCGAGATCGCAGCGGAGGACGCAACCGATCCAAACCCTACGGACGCGGCTACCGCCGGCAATTAGCCGAACTGGTAGTCGCGACGGGATGGGCTCCGACGTTCTATGCGGATTCATTTGACGCGCGCGACCTTCAAACAATCATTAGAGTCCTTAATGACCAAAGCAAAAAAGGACGCAAATGAGAGACTCAGCCGGCGGCATTGAAGCACGGATAGAAGTGTTCGGCCTTGGTCAAGCGCTCAAGGATCTCAACAAGATCGACAAAGTCCTTCGCCGTGACATCACTAAAGACTACAAACGCGTCACCGCTGGACTCGTCTCGGACATCCAATCCGCAATCCCACTCAACTATCCGCTCTCAGGATGGCAGCGCCAATGGAATCTCCGTGGCCAATACCAAGTCTTTCCGTGGCCGACCGATCATTCCGTAAAGGCATACATCAACACCAAAGCACCCAAAGAAGTCTTTGGTGGCAAAGTAAACCTTTCCACGTTTGCCGTTAAATGGCTCGGAGCCGCAGCCGCTTTCTTTGACTTTTCCAAAAGTAATCAAATGGGCGCCGCACTAACAGCCAAGTACGGCGACCCTTCGCGAGTAGTGTGGAAACAGTACGAAGCAAACAAGAGCGATCTTGAAGTAGAAATGGCGCGAATCGTTGACCGCGTCGGAGAAGCTTTGAGCCGCGATCTAAGCGCAAGGTAAACCCATGGCCGTCATCCTCCCAATCATCAGCGAATACGATCCCAAGGGCGCCAAAAAAGCCATCGCCCAATTCAAGCAACTAGAAACCTTTGGCGAAAAAGCAAACTTCGCAATCAAAAAAGCAGCACTCCCAGCGGCCGCCGCTGTTGCCGGCTTAGGGGTAGCACTTGTCGGAGCAACCAAAGCCGCAATGGAGGACGCCGCCGAACAAGCGAACCTTGCGCTCGTAATGCAGAACGTCACGGGAGCAACCGACGCACAAGTCGCTTCACAAGAAAAGGTCATTGCCGCAATGTCGAGGGCGTCCGGCACGGCAGACTCGGAACTCCGTCCAGCCTTCCAAGCGCTTCTTGTAGGCACTAAGGACATCACTACAGCCAACACCGCTCTAGCGCTCGCTCAGGACATCGCACAAGGCTCTGGTAAGGATCTAGCGACCGTCTCCGACGCACTTGCCAAAGCCTACGGAGGCAACTTCAAAGCCCTAGGCCAACTCTCACCAGAGATCAAAGCCATGATCAAAGACGGCGCCACGCTCGACGACGTGATGAATGTTCTCGGCGGAACCTTCGGAGGAGCCACGGCCGCAGCCGCAGAAACCGCCGCAGGCCGCATGAAGATCTTAAAGAATTCGCTTGACGAAACCAAAGAATCCGTCGGCGCTGCACTTCTCCCAGCCTTCGAAGCCGTCCTCCCAGTCATCCAAAAGTTCGCAGACTGGGCACAAGCAAACCCCGGCGTCTTCTTGGCCATAGCCGGCACGATCGGCGCTATCGCCGTCTCAATCATGGCCGTTAACTTTGCAATGGCGCTCAACCCGTTCTCGGCTATTGCAGCCGGCATCGCCGTTATGGTTGTCGCGCTTGTGGCCGCTTACAAAAAATTTGAATGGTTTCGCGATGGCATTAACGGAGTTATCAACTTCATTATTGGCGCATTTGAGAACATGGCGAACATGTGGATCAAAGCAATCAACGTGCTCATTAAGGCATACAACGCGATCCCGTTTGTCGACAACGTGGGAACATTGAATGAGATATCTCTTGGCCGTATCGGTGCAGCACAAGCCGCTATCGGATCAGGCTTCGCAAGAGAAGGCGGCATCCCAGCGATGGCTCAGGGCGGAATCGTTCAATCCGCGACCCTAGCCCTTATTGGCGAGAAGGGGCCAGAAGCCGTAATCCCATTAGACCGCTTAAAGAATCAAGGCGGCCAAAACATTACGGTCAACATTACGGGCGGCATCTCCACATCGGCAGACATCGGTCGCGCCGTCGTAAACGCCATTAAAGCAATGAACCGTGTAGACGGCCCAGCACAAATCCAAGTCGCGTAATGGCTGCCACAATCGTTCAATCGGGATCGTACGATCTCCTCATTGACACAGGCTTCATAGTCGACGGATTCACACTTGACAACACAACAAAAGGCGTCTTAAATAACACCGAATACGTGCTCAACGGAACGACACAATACGCATCCGTCATTGACGGCTCAACAAACATCACCGTCACACGTGGCCGCCAAGACACAGGCGACCAATTCACCGCCGGCTCAATGAGATTCAATCTTCTGGACGGCTACGCGGGCGGGGTGTTCAATCCGTTCAATCAGGACAGTCCATTTTTCGACAGTTCTAACGATCAACCCGGACTAGCCCCAATGCGAAACGTCATCCTCACACGCGAAGGCGAAGAACTCTTCAACGGATACATCGTTGACTACATGTACGACTTCAACCTTGGCGGATTAGACGAAGTCAACGTCACATGCGCCGATCGCTTCTATGTACTTTCTCAGACATACATGGCCGAATACAACGTCTCAGAAGAACTAGCCAACGTGCGAATCGCCGCCGTCCTCGACCTTCCAGAAGTCAACGCATTTCAATTACCCGGAGAGCGCAACCTAGAAGCTTCTACCGTCCTACTCGGCGGAGCCGCCGCCTACACCGTCCCCAACGGAACATCCGTCGCCGCATACATGGCAAAGATTAACGAATCAGTCCAAGGCCGAATCTTTGTATCACGCGACGGCGTCTTTACCTTCCAAGATCGAATTGGAACAACGCTCTCCGCATCCGTAGCCGACTTCCACGACAACGGAACCCAAATCCCCTACGACCAAGTAGGCATCTCATTTGAAGCGAACCAAGTCGTCAACCGCGCATCCGTAACCCATGCCGGCGGAGCCCCAGAAGTCGCCGAAGACTTAGCCTCCCAAGCGACCTATTTCATTCAGACGCAATCAATCTCCGACGCTTTGGTTCACAACGACGCAGCGGCCCTAGAACTCGCCCAGTATCTATTGGTGGCGGAACCCGAGCCACGTTACACAAGCGTCTCTACGCCGTTCTCAACGCTTACCGACGCCCAACGCGACACCGTGGCCGTCATCGAGATCGGCAACACGATCACCATAGAAAAGTCTTTTAACACGGGCAACACCACCACGTCACTAGCCCAAGAGTTAGCCATAGAAGGAATCCAACATCAGATCGACCTATCAACAGGCCACCGCATAACGCTATTTACAAGCCCAACAACGCTCGTCTACGAACTCATTCTTGACGATCTCATATATGGCACAATCGACACCGAGAATGTCTTAGGATAGGAATCACTATGGGAGCAAACGCAGTTACAACAGTCCCCGTCTACGTGGCAGGCGAAGTCCTCACAGCGGCAGACCTCAACATCACAAACTCGGGAATCCCTGTATTTGCCACGACTACTACCCGCGACGCGGCTTTTGGAGGCACAGGCGAGAAGGTACTTGCCGAGGGTCAGTACGCGTACATTGAAGCAAGCAACAGCACTCAGTTCTACGATGGCGCGGCATGGCAGGCAGTAGCCGGCGGCAAAGTTGCACAAGTTGTATCCGTTGACAAACTTGACACATTCACCACGAGTACCTCGTCTTATGTCGACGTAACGGGTTGGGCTGCAACGATTACGCCTACCGCTTCTACTTCCAAAGTGCTCGTATTTTATTCCACAATTGTCAGCGGGAACCAAGACTATTGGTGCGGCTTCCAAATCGTTCGCGGCGCCACCGTCGTCGGTAATGGCACGGCTACTGGATCCGCCACGGCAGCAAATAAAGGAGTTCGCGAAAACTTTGCGAACGGAGGCATGTCTGTCGCTGGAATGTATTTGGATAGCCCAGCGACAACAAGCGCAACAACCTACCAAATTCAAATTGATCGCAACGCGGGCTCGGTGTTGGTTGGCGCAACATACTTCGGCCAAAACAACATAGACAACTATTCATCCTTGACAAACATTACATTGATGGAGATATTGGCATGACCGATTACGCGTTAGTACTTACCGTCAACTATCCGGACGCACAATGGGCAATCAACGCCAACGACTACGACAGCCTTCAATGGTTGGACAGCGCCCCGAAACCTACACAAGCCGAACTTGATGCCGCATGGCCACAAGTTGATTACAACAACCAAGTCGCGATCGTTGAGACAACACGCCGCACACAATACGAAGCCAAATCAGACGGCCTTTTCTTTGAGTGGCAACGTGGCACAAACACGCAAGCCGCATGGGAGGCCGCAGTCCAAGCCGTCAAAGACGCCAACCCATACCCTCCAGCACCACCTACGAAGAAATAATGCGATGGCGTTACCTACTTGGCTGCACAATTCTTGTAGCAGTAGTGGCTTGGGGCTGTAGTGGATGCGCCAGCACACGAGTCAACATTGAGCCGAACAGGTGCTTTACGAGGACGGCTTGCGATGTCGCCAGAGGATAAACACGCACGACTTATCCTGATCGTCGGCATCACACTTTCGATCAGTTTTGCGGCCATCGTGCTCGGCTTCGTTTACGGCCTACTGTTCGTCAATCAGCCACTTGAGCAAGCACCTAACGACGCAGCCTTCATAGACCTACTTTCAACCGTTGTCGTATTCCTAACCGGATCATTAGGCGGCCTACTCGCATCAAACGGAATGAAAAAAACCAAACAGACAGGAGCAACAGATGAAACCCAGCGATAAAGCAATGATCTCTACCTACATCAACAGCGCCATTGCAGCAGCAGTCGCCCTATACATGTCAGGCAACACAGATCCCAACGATCTACTCGGTGCAGCCATCGCAGCAGTAGCACCACTATTCATCGGCTACGTCAACCCAAAGAACAAGGCTTATGGCATCGGCAAAAACCCCGAAGCCTAAAGCGCAACCGCTTCCAATAGTCGGCGCACGGCCGTACACGGGCAACACGGACGGCGCATCACCTAAACGACGTGCCGGCATGGACGCTTTTATCAAAGAAGTTATTTGGCTCGCGCAAGGCGCTCTCTGGGATAACGGCTCCTATGGCGTGAGAAATATGCGCGGAAAGGAATCGCTTTCGGTGCATGCCACGGGCCGCGCCGTCGATCTCTCATATCGTCCAAGCGCCAGCAAAAAACTTGCTAACCGCAAGGACGCATTAGAAGCAATTGAGAAGCTTTGCGCCCATGCCAACGATCTCGGGATAGAAATGATTATCGACTACTTCCCTGAGCCGTTCGGCCGCGCGTGGAAATGCGATCGTCAAGCGTGGAGCAAATACAGCAAGCCGACAGTCACGGGCGCGCCCGGCGGAGACTGGTTCCACATCGAGATCACACCACAAGCGGCAGACTCCCCAATCTTCGTCAAAGCCGCATTCCTAAAGGCGTTCGGGGAAATCCACCCCTACTAGGCAAGTGTTGGCTAAGGTCGGATTACCGACGAAAGGCCATTCTATGACCGATCCACAAATCTTCGACTATCTGGTGCTCAAGACAGTTCTTGACAACGGCCAAGAAGTCCTTGTGCAGATCTTTATGAACGGCGGATCCGAGGCGCAATACCTAGCCGGCCGTATGTCCTTCCGGACAGCCACGGGCGACTCATGGAGCCCACCCTACGAATTGGAGAAACAATGATTACAGCCCCACAAATTATTATCAGCGTCATCGGTAGCCTATGGGCGCTAACGGCGTTCCTAGGCGTTGCTAGGAGCCTCCCAGAGCCTTCTGAGATGCCACCCGTGGAAGTTGTCGTGCCGGCATCAGTCCCGATTACGACTACCACAATCACAACGATCGCCACGTGTGACGACGCGCTTCAACTAGCCCTCAATCTTGGCTTCCCAGCCGACCAACTTGCCACACTTGAACTGGTCATGCACCGAGAATCCCGATGCCTTCCACACGCACACAACATCAACGACCCAATGGGCGGCTCATACGGCCTCACCCAAATCAACGGCTTTTGGTGCCTACCTAATTCGCAATGGCCGATCGGATGGCTACAAGCCAAAGGGATCTTGGATGAATGCTCCGACCTATTTAACGCCACCACGTCACTTCGCGCTACCCATGCCATATACCTAAACTCAGGCTGGAATCCTTGGAGGACTGCAAAGTGAACGAAACGCCCTATCCCGATAACGGCATCAGCGAAGAAATGCGAAAACAACTATTTGCATTTATTGACGAAATTATTACACCAAATCCACACGACGAACTTATTCGACGCCTACGCGCACTACGCAACTCGCTCACATTAGAAGTACCGATGCCGCTTTACGACATCACAACACTCGACAAAGCAATCCAAGCATTGGAGGCCCACTCATGACCGACCTATTCCACCCATCGCTCCCATACAACGGACATTCGGGACACGTTGCCGGCTCAGAAACTTCTAAGGCTCGCGCAATCTCCGAAGACGCATCAGGAGTCACGGCATCACGCCAAAAGCAAATACTGGAAGCGCTCCAAGGATGCAAAGTCGGCTACACGTGGAAAGAGTTAGCAGGCAAACTAGGGCTACATCACGGCCAGATCTCGGGCGCACTTTCAGCGCTGCACAAGGACGGCTGGGTATTTGCATTAAAGCGCGAACGCAATGGCTCACAGATCTACATGCACTACGGCTATCGAGACGAACACGGCGCCGCAATGCGACTTGACTTTCCAGCGGTCACTCGATCAAGCGTGAAGAAAGCGGCCATTGACGATCTTGCTAAGGCCGTAGAAGTGTTCTTAGAGACGCGCACATTCCAAACAGAAGATCAACTTCGCGCAGCGTTCAACGTGTACAATTCGCTCACTAATACCGACTAAAGGACACCCGACATGGCATTCGATCTCAGCAACTACGAAACAGTAGAAGATCGCCTGATCCGATTCTGGGCAGATCACCCGAACGGCCGCATCGCCACGCAACTCGTCGCTCAAGACGGCGATCAAGTGATCTTCCGTGCCGAAGTGTTCTTCGAGTTCATAGACACATGGCCGAAGGCGACAGGGTACGCAGAAGAGATCCGTGGCTCATCGCCAGTCAATAAGACTGCGCACATTGAGAACGCAGAAACGTCGGCAATTGGCAGGTGTCTAGCCAATGCCGGCTACGCGACACACGGCAAACGGCCGTCACGCGAAGAAATGTCCAAAGTGTCTCGGACGGGGAGTTTCTCAAAGGATGAGACTCACGCCTCCTCGTCTGGGCAATTCGCTACACCGAAACAAATCGGATTCTTAAAAGCTTTGGCGCGGGGCAAAGAACTTAACGATCTCGATCTGTTGGAGTTCATCCATGCCACGCTTGGCGTCTCAGATGTCGTCCTAGAAACGCTCACAGGCGCTCAGGCGTCAACCGTGATCGATCGACTTAAATGATCTTTAGCGATGCCTCCGATGAGTATGCAGGCCGCTTAAGGGATCAGCATTATCAGATCCAAGACCTACTTATTGGCATTGACGAACTCAAATTACAGATCACATGGCTCACTTTGCAGCGTGACGTGCTCATCGAACAGGCGCGCACATGAACGAATCAGACTTCCAGAAGATCGTGATTAATCTGGCCAAGATGCACGGATGGCTAGTGCATCATCCGATGCCGGCTATGAACAAACGTGGCGTCTGGGCCACCCATGAACTAGGTGATCACGGCTTCCCAGACCTTGTGCTTGCACACCCTTCGGGCCGTGTTATATTCGCAGAACTCAAAAGCGATAAAGGCAAAATCTCGCCGCTTCAATCACGATGGATAACAACGCTTCAACAAGGCGCCGTCGTATGGGTGTGGAGGCCAGCCGACATCAACTGGATCTCCCAATATTTAAGTCTTAAAGGATGCACAACTTCATCAGTC